TAACAGTTCAAAAAACATTAGGATAAAAATATGGAACAACAATACTTTGTAAATATGCTACAAATACTAGACGTAGCAACAGAAAGAGGTGCTTGGAAAGGTGCTGAAATAGAAGCTGTAGCTATGTTACGCAAACAAACTATGGAACAGATACAAAATCTAGCGGAAGACTCTCAACGAGAAGAAGAACCGCAAGTCGAATCAATCACTAAAAACATAGGAGAGAAGTAATGAGTTGGTTTAAAAAATTATGGCAGAACGTCAGAGGCGTAGAAGAAAAAACTGTCAGAGCAAGAGATGAAGACGGTAAGTTTGTTGCAGATGACAAATCAACCCCTGACGTAAATGAGGCTTACACTACTGTTGAAGTAGAAAAAGAAAAATAATGTCTACATCCCAAGACGCGTTACATAAGATAGAAATGCACGAAAAAGAATGTGCAATTCGCTATCAGAATATTGAGAAGCGTCTTGATGAAGGATCTGAAAAATTTAAAAAACTAGAGAACATGCTATGGGGTGTTTATCCTTTTATAGTAGGTGCTATAGTTTTGACTAAGTTTATATGATGGAAGAGGAACTACAAAACGAACCATCTATAAAAAAAAAGCTAGAACTGGATATTGATGTCACACCTAACTACTTGTCAGTAAACCCATTTCAAAAATGGGTCCATCTAGCTAGAACCGTAGACGCTTGGCGAATCTTCCCTAGAGCGTTTGTCAGCGTCTACATCTTACTACTATATAAAGTAGTTACCTGGTTTATGACCATACCTGAACCAAACCTAGAACAATCAGCTTTAGTATCTGTAGTTGTAGGAGCTATGGCGGCAGTATTTGGTATTTACGCTGGGACATCTGGACAAAGTAAAAAGTTTAAAGGCGAGGATTAATCTTGGAAGCGTTCAATCTGATCGCTGAATTAGGTTTGCCTATTGCTGGCGCACTTATAATGGCCTACTTTATATTCTTAGTTATGAAACAACTTATGGATGGTTTGATTAGTGAAATACAAACCGTACAAGGTATAACTAAAATGTTAATTACTAGAGCATCTATTATGAATAATGACATGATTCGTATAGATACAAGCGTTTCTAGCGCCTTGAATTTACCTCCTGACCTAGACCGTATAGCAAGAGCAGAAAACTTTGTAGAAGACGGTAAAATAGACGCTAGAAGAGACTGAATGGATATAGTTCAAATAGTCGCAGACTTTGGATTTCCAGTAGTTATGGTTGTAGGTCTAGGTTATTTTGTTTATTTTGTCTGGCAAACAATAACCAATAAAATAGATCCGTCTGTTCAAGAAATGAAGGCAACTATTATTCGTCTAACTGATCAATTAAGATTACTAGATCAAGACATGATAAGGTTGCAACAAAAGGTAAATACTGTTTTAGAAATAAGAGAGAACGAGGGGAAAAATGAAACAGCAGAACCAAAAAATAAAAAGCAAGAAGGAATTAGAAGAGTTGATTAAACAACAAAAAGATAGAAGAAATGGATAGGTGGGATAAAATTTTTATTATTCTAAGCATTCTAAGCATCACATTATTTGTTGCTTATTTAAGTGCTGATGAGATGACTCATAAGTTTAAGAATCCTAGCTTTTCAGGTGTTGGTACATCTAGTCATTATCTGACTATAGAAAACCAAGAGTTCAACAGAAAAGAAGCTATACGCGAAGAGATACAAGCTTATGTAGAAGATCTAGAAAGAGAAGCAGAAAACACTACGCTTGCTAGGTTTATACGTAATTTAGAGAGTAGAATATACGCACAACTAAGCAGACAGTTAGTTGATAGTTTGTTTGGTGAAACTGCCTCTGATTTTGGTGTTCTTGAATTAGAAGGCAACACTATAGAATATAGAGTAGAAGACGACAAAGTAACATTAATAATTACAGATGAAGAAGGCAACACAACAGAGATTACTGTACCTCTCGGTTCTTTTACTTTCTAGTTGTGCATTAGTTGTAGATCCTTTATATAACGGCATACCGCCAATACGAAGTATTGAATCAGCAGAAGTTGGAGCTTTACTTACCAATTTATCAGATGCTCCGATACCTATAAAAAAACCTGTAGTAGCGGTTTATCCAAACTCTTTCAAAGATGATACGGGTCAACGTAGATCTAACAGCCAATATGCAAGTTTTAGTACTGCAATCACCCAGGCTCCTGATGCTTATCTTATCAGGGCCTTAAAACATTCTAATGTGTTTGATGTAGTAGAGCGTAAAGGGTTAGACAATCTAACTAAAGAACGACAGATTATACGTACTACTAGAGAAAACTTTGATGAAAAACAAAAGGTAAAACCTTTACTGTTTGCCGGTTTACTAATGGAAGGTGGTGTCGTAGGTTACGAAACTAATATGAAATCAGGAGGAGCTGGAGCAAGATATTTAGGTATAGGAGCATCAAAAGAATATAGGCAAGACTCTGTAACAATATCTTTGCGTACAGTATCGGTTAGTACGGGTAAAATCTTAATTGAAGTCTTAGTAACCAAGTCAATATTGAGTGCATCTGTATCTTCAGATGTGTTCAGATTTTATGCAAATAATACCGAATTAGTTGAAATAGAAAGCGGTATAGTAGAAAATGAGTCTATAAATATTGCTTTACAAATGGCTATCGAGACGGCTGTTTTACAAACAATAGAGGAAGGATATGAACAAGGATACTGGAAAACAAGTTCTTGAACTTTTCAAGGCGATTTTAGTTGGAGTTGGTTTGTTAATTTTATCTCTACATTTGATAAGTGCAGATAATGAAATTTTTATAGATCAATCAGGTGCTACATCTAACCTAGATATAGAACAAGTTGGTGGTAGTGGCAACATCATAGGAGGAGCTGACGCTACGGCAGGCAGTATGACCGCTTTAGATATTGACGGTACAACTATGACTTTAGACGTTTTACAAAAAGGTAACACGAACAAATTCTTAGGCGATATATGGGCAGATAACTATACAGGCTACTTCTCATTCATAGGTGATACCAATACATTCAATATGTCTACAGACGAGACTAACGCTACAGGGGCTGATGGTTCTAACGTAAACGTACAGGTTACGGGTAATACTAATACTATGACCTTAAATCATGCTATGGCCGCGTTAGCAGCTAATCTAGATTTAGATTGGACTGTGCAAGGTGGTGGTAACAGCATAACTGCATCAATAGATGTTGATGGTGCTACAAACTATATGAATTTAGACGGTAACGATAATACAGTTACTTATGATGGTGATGGATATGCAGGTGGATATTTTCATCTTACGCATGTAGGAGGAAGCAGAACCTTTAATATAGATCAGGAGTCTACATCAGATAATGACTGGCTTAAAATTACATCTAATGGCTCTAGCGGTACTGTTTGTGTTACTCAGTCAGACGCAACTACTTCATTCGTCTGTTGAAATAGGATCTATTTCAGAAGTTAGAGGCAACGCACAAGTTCTAAGAGATAAGGCTTACGGAGCTGAATTACAGTTTGATATACAACAAATGGATGATGTCCGTACAGAAGCGGGCAGAGTTGCTATAACATTTGAGGATTCTTCTACAGTTAAATTAACTGAACATTCAAAACTGGTTATAGATGAGTACATCTACGATCCAGACCCGTCTAAATCAAAGATGGCACTTAAATTTGCAAGTGGTACCGCTCGTTTTATTACTGGTAAATTTAACAACAAAAGCAATATATCTATTCGCACGCCAACAGCCCAAATTGCAATTCGTGGGACGGATTTTACCTGTACCGTAGATGAGCTAGGTAGATCTCTTGTTATTTTATTACCTGACGAAAATGGTATATCTAGTGGAGAGATAATTGTGTCTACTGGTATGGGTAGTGTGACTCTTAATAAACCATACCAAGCAACAACGGTATCTGTATTTGAAAATAATCCTACTAATGTGGTGACCTTAGACATATCCTTAGATTTAATTGATAACATGCTAATAGTTAATCCACCACAAGAAATAGAACAATCAATAGAAGAATCACAAACACAAGCTGCCGTAGATTATTTAGAGTTTGATGATCTGGATATTGATTACCTAGCGGAGGATTTTTTAGATGCAGAAGAAGATTTAGAATTTACTGAGCTTGATGTAAATTATTTAGATGTAAATTTTCTTGAGGATCTTCTTAACGTCTTAGATGCTCTCGCTATATCCAAAGAAGAAGATGCTTTAAAACAAGGTGGTGTAGGTATTCGTATTGTAGGTACAGAAATAGGGCAAGATAAGGATACCCAAATAACTACAATTGTATCTGGTCAAAACATAAGTTTAACTAGAACGGTCAGTCAAAGTGCAAAACTTAATTTAGATGGATCCGACAGTTATACAATTATACTTATACAAGATGGAGTATCTAATACGGTTAAAATTAATGGTGGATCTTCAACAACAATAACAATAAAACAAGGATCAGGATGAAAAAAACTATTATATTTTTAAGTTTATTTATAGGACTTGGATCTGTTTACTATTTTCAACCGATAGCTTACGAAATATTAAAATTAAAAACCTTTGATAGTTTTGTTGTAAGTAAAGAACAATCAGATAATTTTGTTATTTTGAATATAACAGAAGAAGATATAGCTAATGAGGGTGGCTATCCTTTATCTAGACAAACATTAGCTCAAATACACATTAATTTGTTAAGAAAAGGAGCTATGGGTGTAGGTTGGGTTATGGCTTTCCCACAACCGGATAGATTTGGTGGTGACTTTGAGTTTACTGAGGCTTTACGGTTTTCTCCAAGTGTTTTAGCTATGTTTGAAGGTAAAGGTAAATATCCTCCTACATCCGGTACTGTTATTTTAGGACCTGAAAATACTGGTGGGATGATGGCTACAGGTGTAATACAAAATATAGATGTTTTGAAACATAACGCCAGTCAAGGTATAGCAGTTGCTCGTACTGATGCAGATAACTTGGTACGCAGACTACCTTTACTAATGCGTACTCCTGATGGCTGGGTATCTTCATACGGAACAGAAGTTCTTAAAGTTTTGGCTGGAGCAGATACCTACGTTATAAGAACAAATGATAATGGTGTGGAAGAAGTCAGAGTAAAAGGATTACCAGCGGTACCTGTAGATTCTTTAGGCCGCAAATGGATTAGTTGGGTTAATACACCACAAACTAATCTTGCTGAAATGGATGTAGAAAATAAATTTGTTTTTGTTGGATTTACTGCAAAAGGCATATCCCCACAAGTAGCCACGCCTGTTGGTTTATTAGAACCGCACAAAATACAAGCTGCACTTGCAGAATCTATTTTGATACAAGACAGCCCATTCATACCTGATTATGCATTAGCATTAGAGATATTAATATTTGTATTCTCGGCCGTATTTGTTTGGCTTATATTAAATGTATTTGGTATTACCTATGGTTTAGTATTTTTTACTCTAGTGTTTGCATCTACCGGATTTTATGGAGTTTACACAATACAAAAAGGTATATTAATAGATACAACGTGGGCATTAATATCACAATTTATAATTGCTAGCGTTGCTTTTTATGTAAGATTTAGGGAACAATACAAACTAAGACAACAAATTAAAAAGCAGTTTGAACATTACTTAGATCCTAGACAAGTAAAACAATTACAAAAGAATCCAGATCTTTTAAAACTAGGTGGAGAAAAACGATACGCTACTTTTCTTTTTACAGACGTAAGAGGCTTTACATCTATGTCTGAAAAGTTAGAACCAGAAGAGGTTACTTATATAATGAATAAGGCCCTGACCGCACAACAAAAAGCAGTACAAAAACATGGGGGTATGGTAGACAAGTACATAGGCGATGCGCTATTTGCAATATTCAACGCTCCTTTAGACTTAGAACACCATGAAAATAAAGCTATAGATTGTGCCTTAGATATACAAAAGAATATGGAAGATCTGAATGTGGAAATGCTAGAAAAAGGTTTGCCGCCTGTAGCTATCGGTATTGGAATTAATACAGGTTATGCAGTTATAGGTAATATGGGTAGTGAATCAAGGTTTGACTATACTGCTATAGGGGATGCGGTTAACACAGGTGCAAGGTTAGAAAGTGGTACAAAAGATGCTGGAGTTGATTTATTGATTGGCTACAATACTGCCATAAAAAGCGATTATAGGTTAAGATTATTAGAACCTTTAAAAGTTAAAGGTAAAGATAAACCTTTGGAAATATATACATGGGAATAAAACTATCATTAATATTAGGCGGTTTGTTATTTATGACGATAGCAGGATCGGCTTGGTATATAGACTATCAATCAGACCAAATCACTACGCTCAAAGGTAATCAGATAGTTCTAGAAACAGAAATACAAAAACAAAACGAATCTATAGAGCGTTATTTAGAACAACAAAAGAATCAACAAGTTCAACTTGATCAATTAGAATCCGAAAAACGTGCAGCTATGGAAGATGTAAATAGACTACGTAAAACCTTTGCAAAACATGATTTAGATAAATTAGCCTTGGCAAAACCAGGACTTATACAAAATAAAATTAATAAAGCCTCTGCTAGAGTTATGGCTACTTTAGAAGAAATAACCAACCCGAATCAATTTGATGAAAAACCTACTGCTAATTAGTTTATCTTTTATGATGGCAAGTTGCTCTTTGATGCAATCTTCTGTCAAACCGGTTCAAGTAAAAAGTATAGCTGAACGTCCTCCCATGTATCATCCACCCTTGCCGTATCCTATGAGTTTATCTGAGGTTGATTGGGAGGTTATGACACCTGAGTTGATGGAACAATATTTACAAAATTTAAAAAATGGTGATGCACCTAGACGTGCTTATTACTCTTTATCTAGTAAAGAATATGAAAATTTAAGTATGGATATGGCTGAAGTTACAAGGTACACCAAAGATATTTTATCTATTATCAAGTATTATAGAGAATACGATAAAAAAGAGGAAAAGGCTGATGAGTAAAACACCAGATGAATTTGTATACAGAGCCACACTAGATCGTATAGTAGATGGGGATACGTTTGATTGCATACTGGATCTAGGGTTTGACGTAAAATTACACAAACAAAGAGTACGTCTTGCGGGTATAGACACTCCAGAATCAAGAACTAGAAATCTTGATGAAAAAGCTCTTGGATTGAAAGCAAAAGAAAGACTTAAAGAACTTTGCGAAGGCACATTTAGAATTAAATCTCTTGGGAAGGGGAAATATGGAAGGATTCTTGGCATACCTTATACGACAGATGGCGAAGATGTTTGCCAAAAACTTATTAAAGAAGGACATGCAGTTGAATACTGGGGTGGAACTAAAACAGGACACGTTAGAAAAGACGGTACTTGGGGGGAATAGAATGAAAATATCTGAGGAAGGTATATCCTTAATAAAACACTTTGAAGGATGTCGTTTAGAATCATATCAAGATTCAGTAGGTATTTGGACAATTGGATATGGAACAATTAAGGGTGTTAAAGAAGGCGATAAAATTAACCAAGACGAAGCAGAACATTTATTACAAGAAGAAATGCCTGAGTATGAGGGTTACATAAATGATATGGTAAAAGTTCCTTTAGAACAAAACCAATTTGATGCGCTTTGCTCTTGGGTGTTTAATTTAGGACCAAAAAATTTGCAGGAGTCAACTTTATTAAAATTATTAAATGCAGGTGATTACCACACTACACCAGAACAAATAAAGCGTTGGAATAAAGCTGGAGGTGTTATTTTAGGTGGTTTAGTTAAACGTAGAGAAGCTGAAGCTAATTTGTTTGAAGGCAAAGAATGGAGCAAAGTTTAAATGGCACTACAAAAAACTATATTTAGACCTGGTATATATAGAGAAGGTACAGACTATGATAATGAAGGCGGTTGGTTTGATTGTAATTTAGTACGGTTTAGAAAAGGTAGGCCAGAAAAATTTGGTGGGTGGAGCAAGCTTACAAGTAATACTTATTTAGGTACAGCAAGAGCTTTACATCCTTGGGTTTCTTTATCTGGTACTAAATTTTTAGGTATTGGAACTCATTTAAAATATTATATTGAAGCTGGCGGTACGTTTAATGATGTAACTCCTATAAGAAGCACTACTTCTGCTGGTGATGTAACATTTTCTGCAACTAATGGAGATGCAACAATTACCGTTGCAGATACCGCACATGGGGCAGTTAAAAATGATTTTGTTACTTTTTCTGGAGCCTCTAGTTTAGGGGGTAACGTAACAGCAGCAGTTTTAAACCAAGAATATCAAATAGCAACTATAGTAAATGACAATAGCTATACAGTAGAAGCAAAAGACACTTCAGGGGCAACGGTTACTGCAAATGCTTCTGACAGCGGCAACGGAGGATCTTCTGTTGTTGGAACCTATCAAATAAATGTGGGGCTAGATGTTTATGTGCCTGGTACAGGTTGGGGTATAGATGGTTGGGGCGCGGGAACGTTTGGAAGTACAAGTGCTTTAAGTTTGACTAACCAATTAAGATTGTGGACACATGATAATTTTGGAGAAGATTTAATTATAAATCCACGAGCAGGTGGTATTTATAAATGGGTAGAAAATAACGGTTTAGGCACAAGAGCAGTTGAGCTTTCTGGTATTACTGGTGCCAATCAAGTTCCAACCGTAGGTTTGCAAGTTATTACTTCAGAAAAAGATAGGCACTTAATAGTCTTGGGTGCAGATCCTGTATCAGGTACTTCTAGAACAGGTACGGTTGATCCTATGTTTATAGCATTCAGCGATCAAGAAAATTCATTAGAGTTTGAACCAACTAATACAAATACTGCAGGGTCACTAAGACTTTCTTCAGGATCTTCAATAATTGGTGCTGTTAAATCAAGACAAGAAATAATGATTTGGACCGATACTGCTCTTTATAGCATGCAATTTATTGGCCCTCCATTCACCTTTGCAGTTAATTTAATTAATGAAGGTATAGGTTTAGTTGGACCTAAAGCAGCAATTACCGCACCTCAAGGTATTTATTGGATGAGCTACAATAATTTTTATGTTTACAACGGTAGCGTGCAAACTATTCCTTGTACCGTACATAATTATGTTTTTGGTGATATTAATCTAGGACAATCTTTTAAATTTCATGCTTTTACTATTTCAGATAAAAATGAAGTTGGTTGGTTCTATTGTTCAGCAAGTTCTACAGAAATAGACAGATATGTTATTTACAATTATATAGAAAACATATGGATTTATGGATCTCTAACAAGGACAGCTTG